CATCGACCTCGGGTTTGACGTTTGGCTGCATAAACAACGGGTTCGTCTGTACGGGATCGACACCCCAGAGTCTCGTACTCGCAATAAAGCTGAAAAGGTACTTGGTCTAAAAGCAAAAGACTTTTTGATAAAGCTATGCGGCCAGGAGCTAACCCTAGTGTCGTTAGGTAAAGGTAAATACGGACGCATTCTAGGTATTCCTTATACCTATACGGGACTGAATATATGCGACCTGATGATTAATTCGGGTAACGCGGTTGAGTATTTCGGTGGTAAGAAAACTAAGGTGTGGGCATGAGCATAGTAGCGCAGCTTGTTGGGCCGGTTACGGGGTTATTAGATAAGTTCATCGAGGACAAAGACCAGAAAGCAGCGTTGGCACACGAAATCGCCACGATGTCAGAGAAACATCATTTCGAGGCGATGAAGGGTCAGTTAGAGATAAACAAGGTCGAAGCAGCGCACCCTAGTGTATTTGTATCGGGGTGGAGACCGGCACTCGGTTGGGTGTGTACGCTCGGTTTGTTTTACAACGTAATCGTAGCCAATGTTTTAGGTATATGGGTAGACGTTCCAGAAGTAGATACGACGCTACTTGTTCCTGTGATGATGGGAATGCTCGGAATCGGCGCTATGAGAACCGTGGAGAAGGTCAAAGGCGTTAGTCGAGAGAGGTAAAAACTCACTCTAAGTTACTGTTCAGCTTCACTAACTTATGTTGCTAAGGTGAGTTAGTAATGCTAACTTTGTCCTATACGTCCATTAGAACGATATCTAATCGTGCCGTCCACGTTAAAACCGTATTCGTCGTGCTGACGTAAAACGCTTAGAGGTCGCGCTCTTAAAACCGCGCATAACCGTAATCCCGACGATAGAGGGTACACGGGTTGGATCGCTCCAAAAGACGGTCTGTGAACGAAAGTCAAATAAACGCAGAGGAGAAGCCTAATGGCTCTTACTAATTTTGCGGCCTTGACCAGTGAGCAGCTTACCATTTGGAGCCGTGATTTCTGGCGTGTCGCACGAAACAATTCTTTTATTAACCAGTTCTCTGGTTCCGGTCAGAACGCAATGGTTCAGCGCGTATCTGAATTAACTCAATCCGAAAAAGGTGCCCGAGCGGTAATCACATTGCTGGCCGACATGGTTGGTGACGGTATTACTGGGGATAACACCTTGGAAGGGAACGAAGAGCAGTTAAAGGCTTACGACATCGTAATCCAACTTGACCAGCTTCGTTTCGCAAACCGCTTGGCTGGCCGATTGGCTGACCAGAAGTCGGTTGTAAACTTCCGTGAAACTTCTAGGGACGCACTTGCTTACGCAATGGCTGACCGGATTGACCAGTTGGCGTTTCTTACGTTGTCTGGAGCGGCTTACACGCTCAAGACTAACGGCGCACTGCGTACTACCTCTAGCACAACAGGCCACGAACTTGTGGACTTGGCGTTTGCTGGCGACGTAAGCGCACCTACTGCTGCTCGTCACCGACGATGGGACGCTACTAGCGGCTTGGTCGCTGGCGACGTAACTGCGGTTGCTGCTACGGATACGCTCCAATACAAGTCAATCGTGGACATCAAAGCCTACGCCAAGGACAACTACATCCGTGGTATCCGAGCTGGCGGTGGCGAAGAAGTCTTCCACATGTTTGTTACGCCTCAACAGATGGCGAAGCTGAAGTTAGATTCTGACTTCTTGGCAAACGTCCGAAACGCTGGTGTCCGAGGGGCTTCTAACAGCCTGTTCAGTGGCACAACTAGCGTGATGGTTGACGGTGTGATGATCCACGAGTATCGCCATGTGTTTAACACGGCTGGTGCTACGAGCGGTTCATCTAGTAACGCTGGCGCTGCTGGCTATAAGTGGGGCGCTGGCGCAAACATAGACGGTGCTCGCGCATTGTTCTGTGGTGCTCAAGCCCTTGCAATGGCAGACATTGGTGACCCTTCCGTGACGGAAGACATCTTTGACTACGGAAACCAGAACGGTATCAGCATTGGCAAAATATTTGGCTTCCGTAAGCCGAAGTACAAGGCTGCTCCCGACTATGCTGCGGATCAGGACTTTGGCGTAATCGCCTTTGATACTGCCACGTAGGACGGTTTGGAGCCTCTCACCTTGAAAAGTTGGTGTCCCTCCCCGCCCTACTTGGTCGCGTTAGGCCGATTGGGTGGGAGGCTCCTCTTTTTAGGTGGTAACTAGGGAGAAGTAATTGAAGATCATCTCAGACAAAGACATCCGTATTGCCACCGATTGGGGTGCTGTAATCCTATTTCATGCGGGCGTTGAAAAAGAGGTTTCTGATGAGATTGGTTTGCTGGCGATGGCTGAAGGTGCAACGAAATCAGGTGATTCCGTAGCGCCAGAGGTAGAAGAGCCAGAGCGAGCGAGAAATGAAAAAGGTCATTACGTTGCTGATGACCCGTCAACCCCTGATGTTAACGAAGCATGGGAAGGTGGAGTTGCGCCAGAGGATGACGTTGAAGTTGTCACGGAGTCTTTGTTGGATCGAGCTGTAAAGATTTGCAACGAGATTATTGATGAAGGTAACCCAGAAGATTTCAATATGGATGGGTCACCAAAAGCGAAAGTAATTAATTCAAAAGCTGGAGAAAAAGTGCCTGTAGAGATCCGCGAACAGGCTTGGACTTTAGCACTTAACGGGTAAAGCACATGGCAGTTACAGTTCAAAGCGTTATTGATCGGGTCCAAACCACCCTCCAAGACACAACAGGTATCCGTTGGCCGGTCACCTCAGAGTTGGTCCTGTGGATAAATGATGCACAGCGACAAATTGCGTTAGTAAAACCAGATGCGTCTGCAACTAATGCAACGATCACGCTGACAACTGGAACAAAGCAGTCTATACCTACTGCCGGGAACCGACTGCTGCGGGTAATCCGAAATATGTCGGCAGCTTCCGGTGGAAACGGCGCTAGAGCCATTCGTATTGTTGACCGGGACATCTTGGACTCTAACACCCCCGATTGGCACAACCCCTCGGTTTCTGGTGACGCAGCGCATGGTGCATCAGTAAAACATTACGTCTACGACGAACAGAACCCGCGTAACTTCTATGTTTACCCCGGCGTTGCGTCTGGTTCCAATGTGTACTGTGAGATTGTCTACAGCTCAAATCCAGCCACCGTTGCTGCGTCAGATAACTTGGGTGTACCAGACATCTACGCAAATGCAGTGATGGATTATGTGCTCTTTAGGGCGTACACCAAAGATGCAGAATTCGCGGCTAATGCTCAAAGGGCTAGTACGCACTACCAGTTATTTACTGGGACGGTGACAGGTAAATCGCAAATCGATTTCATTACTTCACCGAATTCTGAAAACATCACAATGGCACCGCCACAACAAGCTGCGGGGTAATGTATGGCATCGGTCAAATATGAAGACCTATTCCCAGACATACTCCCTCTAGCACAGGGTTGTCCTGATCCGTTAATTATCAACGCGATACGCTCTACGGTCATCGAGCTGTGTGAGAAAACAGGGGTACATCAGGTTGATCTTGATCCTGTTGCCACGCTGTCTGGTTCGTATGAGTACGATTTAGAAGCGCCCTCTGGATACAACGTCCATAAGATTGTCTGGATGAGCCATGACGGTACTGATTTGGAAGGCAGTACCCCTACACTGGTTGAGCAAAAGTATCCCAAATGGCGCGAGAACACTGGCACCCCAGAGGTTTATGTGAAGGTAAGCCTAAACATATTTCATTTGGTGCCTGTCCCCAGTGCCAGTAAAACCAACGCAGTGAGACTACGAGTTCAACTCAAGCCGTCGCGCAGTTCTACAAGTTGTGATGCCGAGGTCGTAGATGAATTTAGAGACACGATTGTTAACGGCGCTTTGTTCCGAATTTTACGAATCCCATCAAGAGATTGGAGTGACCCGCAGTCTTCAATCCTACATTCCCAACTTTATCAGGAGGGTTTACTTAATGCCGAGCGACGAGCAAGGGGGGCCGATAGCGCCATCCCAAGAAGAACCAACTACGGTGGTATCTATACAAGAAGGAATACGGGCGCGTATGCCAAACGCCGCTTATTCCGAACCGGCACATCTTGATGTAAGGGAAGTTTGGGACGCAGTTAGACCGGGGCTTGAAGAAATTCTTCAGCAGAACCCACAACTAACTTTTAGACCAGAGGATGTTTACGCGGAGCTGCTAGAGAAGCGCAGCTTATTGTTTATGTCCAAAGCGGGTTGGATGGTTCTGAGCGTAGAGATTGACCAGTTTACTGGCGATAGGACGCTCCTAATTTGGCTTGCGTATACATTTAAGGTGGGCGGACATCAGTGGTCTGACCACCAGGAATGGTTGAATTTGATTGCAGCGGGTGAAGGTTGTCGATTTATAGAAGCCCGATCCGCTGTTCCCGAACTCGTACCGTATGCAATGAAACACGGCTGGACGTTGGAAACCAACGTTTATCGAAGAGAGGTTGAAGTAAATGGGAAGTAGGCCCAAGAAAAGCGATTAC